AATCTCCCAACGCAAAGCGTGCGCGCTATTGCTGATTCGGAAGTTGCGGCGATTTACAAGAACCTCTATTGGGATCGTGTTTCTGGAGATAATTTGCCCGACGGCGTTGATTTTGCTGTGTTCGACTTTGCTGTGAACAGCGGCGTATCGCGAGCAGCTAAATATCTTCAAGCTGTTGTCGGCGTTACGCAGGACGGTCAGATCGGCCCTGCAACAATCCAAGCCACCAAGACCTACGTCGCTATGGCCGTCACGAACAAACGTCTGGCGTTTATGCAGTCGCTGTCGATCTGGTCTACGTTTGGCAAAGGCTGGTCTGCGCGTATTGCAGACGTTAAAGCGCAGATCATAGCGCTTGTTAAATAGAATCATTGTCGCTCTTACGGCGTCATATGTTGCGAAACTAGCATTTATGCTTGGCATTTATTTTAGAGGAGCACTCGAATGATTAAGAATTGGAAAACCACCATCCCTGGCGTCCTCACTCTCGTTGGTGTCCTCTTCAACGCTTGGCAGACCAAGACGCTCGACTGGCCTTCGCTTCAAGCGGCGTTGATTGCTATTGGTCTGATCGGCGCTAAAGACTTTAACGTCACGGGCGCATGACAACTGCAATCTTAGTCGGCATACTTTTACTTGTGCTTTACGGCGCAGCTAAGATTCTTATGGCCGACGCTTATGATCGTGGGCGGCGTGAGGAAGTCACACGTCGTATGGATCTGCAAGCCAAACTGAAAGCGCAACAGACCAATGTCGTTATGGCTCCAAAAACCGTGGACGATACTATTTCTGATCTTGACAACGGCACTTTCTAGCTGCCAGTCAACGAGCGGCGGATCGTGTCCGCCACTCGCTCAATATTCAGTCGCTCAACAGCGCGCCGTTGCCGCTGAACTTCGGCGGCTCCGTGGATCCGAAACGGCTCAGTTTATCGTCGATTACGGCAAGCTCCGCGCGGCGTGCAGGCTTTAGATCTTCTTTCTTAGCGGGCTTCAGATCGGCGCGCTTCTTATAGCCAATGCCGGAACCTTCTTTCTGGGTCACATAGTCATTGGCGAACATCGCCGCAAACGCTTCGTAGTTCATTGCATCTAAACGGCTGTCGATATGCGTCGGGCTGCTAAACGCTCTTGCGTTCTTAACGCAGACCATGATGATTGCTACCTCAAAGGGGTGAATATCGCGGCCCAAACGCAAAGATGCCAGATCAGCAATAAGCTGAAAATTATCTTCAATTCCACCGTAGTCAGCCCCTCGCTCGCCGATTATTTCGCTTGCCTGTTGTAGTAGATCGTGCGGATTCATCAATTTCCCCTAATAGTTCGGCTCGCTCACGCAACATTCGCAACGTCGTGTAACGCTGATGCAAACGTATAATGACCGTAGACCGCCGAGCGTTCTTGCGCTCGTCACCCAAGAGATCCAATACCTCTTGTTCCGTATAGTCCGTTAGGACTTCGTTCAATTCACGCCAGTTCATTTAAAGCTAACTCCGCTAACGAACGCTTGTCATGCAGACTTGCGTAGATGCGCTCGTCAATAGTCTTATTACAAATCAGAACATAACACCACACTTCTTTTGTCTGGCCGCTGCGGTGCAGTCGTCCGATGGTCTGTTCGTAAAGCTCAAGCGACCACGGAAGCGATAAGAAGATGATCTTGTTGCCGCCGAACTGTAGATTCAGCCCGTGGCCTGCGCTCTTTGGATGCAGGGCCAGAAGCTCCAGTTCACCTTTGTTCCACTTGTCAACGACATTCTCATCGTCCATAGTAGAGAGTTGTGGATATTGTCTTTTTAATTCCGCTAACTCTTCTTTATAATTGTATACAATGATTGTGTTGGCGCGCTGGTTCTCTTCGAGCACTTCTTTTAATAGGTCAAACTTATGCGAAGCTACCCATTCCGCGCCATCAGCGCCGTAAATGAAACCGCCCGCAAGCTGTTGTAATTTTTGCGTGACAACGGCTGCGGTTGGTGCTGTAATGATCTGTCCTAGTTCTAGGACAAAATCTTTCTTCATCTTATTATACGGCGCGAGATCCATATCGCAGCGCATCTCGACGACGTTGAGCGGCGGCAGCTTATCCTTATATTCGCCAGCCTCTAACACATATGTCGCTGGTTTTATCGCGGCCATGACATGTGCGAGCGCTTCCGGCAGCGGTTCCCACTGTTGGTAGTCTCGATTAACGCAATAAAAATACTGTTGCAGGAACGCGCCTTTGCTGCGGCCTAACAGTTTCTGGTCAACAACTTTGCACTGACCGAACACGTCCTCTAGGCCGTTCGATGTAAACGATCCTGTCAAGCCCCAACGGATATGGAACTTATCAAGGATCTTCAGTAGGTATTTAAACCTTTTACCGCTTGGGTTTTTTAATCGCGTAAGCTCATCAAAAACCACACCGTCAAAGCCAGTGGGATCAATGCTAGGAATATTGTCATAGTTCGTCACCACAATGTCGGCGTCAGAGTCGAAGGCGGCTTTGCGTTGCGCTGGCGTGCCAACAGCAACAGCTATCTCAAATTCAGGGCACCATTTCTGCCCTTCCTGTCGCCAAACATCAGTGCAAACACGCTTTGGTGCAAGCACTAACCAACGTTGCACAAAACCACGCGCCAACATTTCTGTCATTGCGGTTAACGTTATTGCGGTCTTACCTGCGCCGACCGGCGCAAGAATCATTGCTCTGTTTTGACAGAAGAGGAAGTCTGCGGCTTCATGTTGATACGGTCGTAAGTCCATCTATCTACCTGTTCACGATTCCAGAGGCACGCATAACGCTGATTCAACTTCTTCATATCTTCGGCGAATATTTTTTGCAGCGCAGACAGCTTGCCGCCGTCTTGCTTTAACTCTACAAACCACGTCTCGCCGTTTGGCAAACAGACAATTCTGTCAGAAACGCCACGATTCGATAGGCTGTTAAATTTAAAGGCAACGCCGCTAAGTGATTGAACGGACTTAACAAAGTAGCGTTCAATGTCTTTTTCCAAATCAGTCATAAAAAACTTATTGACACATCTGTAATAAATTGTCTAGTATGCAAATCACGAAAGGTAGTCTACAATGCACTCGGATATAGTAGGCGGTTCTACAGCGAAGCGCGTAATGAACTGCCCTGGCTCAGTTAAGCTGGCGCAATCCGTTCCCCCAAAACCAACATCAAAATATGCAGAAGAAGGATCACTGTTACATGACGCGATGGATAAGATCCTCTCTCACGGTGCATCTGTTGATGACTTTGGTCTTGGCGATGATCTCATTGAGCGTAAATTACGCCCTGCCCTTGACGCGCTGAATGAGATTGATCCTGACACACAGATGGAATTTCAGACTGAAGTTTCCGTCTCTTTTGGAGGGTATCTAGCTGGCGTATTCGGATCCTGTGATCTCATTGGTCGTATTGGCAATCGCGCAATTGTTCTCGATTGGAAGTTTGGTGATGGGGTGGCGGTGGATGCTGTCGAGAACCATCAGCTTATGTTTTATGCCGCTGCGGCTATGCGGACTGACGAAGCCCGCTGGGCGTTCGAGGGCGTTACTGAAATAGAGTGCGTCATTGTTCAGCCGCCATATGTCAAGCGTTGGCTTACAACGCCTGGGCGCGTTAAGGCGTTTGAGCGTGAGCTGTATGATGCTGTAACGGTAGCGTTGCGGCCTAATCCGCCTATAACGCTTGGCGATCATTGCAAGTGGTGCCCTGCGAAGCCTATCTGCCCTGCGATGACGGGCGAGACAGAACGCGCGCTACGGACTAAACTTAACAGCATTACGCCAGAGGGCTACAGCAATGCGCTTATTATCGCTGACCGCGTTGAAGAATGGGCTAAAGAAGTTCGTGAGATGGCGCAACAAGCGCTTGAGAACGGTATCGCCATCCCAGGATTTAAACTTGTGCCAAAGCGTGCCACTAGACAGTGGGTCAACGACGAAGGCGCATTGGAAGCTCTTAGAGAAATGGGACTTGAGCTTGATGAATTAACAGAGACGAAGTTAAGATCGCCAGCGCAGCTAGAGAAGGTGTTGAAGAAACACAAGCTAGACTTGCCGAAAGATCACGTCGTCGCTGTTTCAACGGGTAACACGATTGCGCCGGAGTCAGATCCGCGCCCAGCCGTGTTGCAACTCGGCAAGCACATCCGTGCTGCCACAACTAAACTACAGGTGAAGTAATGTCTAATCTCGTAAAGTTTGCTGGTAACGCTCCTACAGTCTCTAATCTTGCACAGGTGTTGCGTTCGGTTAAGACCGACACAGCGCCTATTGGCATGGCAATTATCAAGATGGACAAAACCGGCCATTGGGTTGTCGGGGCTGACCAGACTGAAATTGAAAAGGGCAGCGTATGGGCTGTTAATCCTTTGTCTTTTGTCCACGGCTTCATCGCTTGGGGTCAAGGCGAAGTGTTAGCAGAAAAGATGTATCCCATAGATGTTGATCTTGATTCGATTGACTTGGGGCCAGCTCCTAGCGGCGCGCAGCGCGGTTGGGAAAACCAGCTTGGTATGGCTGTTAAATGTGTGCAAGGTTCAGACGAAGGACTTGACGCGCGTTTCTCAACCACATCAGTCGGCGGCAAGCGTGCGTTAATCGCGCTCATGAACGAAGTCGCAGACCAAGATGATAAAGACCACGCGAATAATGTGGCGTTGGTAGAACTTGGCAGCGAGTATTACGCGCACAAAGTTTATGGCCGTGTTTACACTCCTGTATTCAAGGTCATTGACTGGGTCAGCTTAGATTATAACGGCGCTGGTGAGGCGAAAGCTGAATCGGCAAGCACGGGCCGTCGTCGTCGTAGCTGATATGTCGGGACGGCTTCGCGTGACAACAGGCCGTCCCGCTTTTTTCTAACAGAAAGATAAGAAGATGGCCGAACGTAAAGTTTGGAATGATGCAACGCGCCTTACGCCCAAAGAACAACAGGTCTATGATCTGTTTCGTAAAGGCTTTAAGGCCAAAGACATCGCCGTAATCCTTGGTATTACGCCACGGGCGGCGCAGACAAGACTAGCTCTAGCAAAGGATAAGGTGCGCTGTGGCGGATGACGAAGGATACGTAGAGACACGTGTAGAAAATATGCGACTACGCGAGCGCGTTGCAGAGTTAGAAATAGATCTTGCTAAGTGGGTGCAATTTTGGCGCGACAAAGACAACGCGGCGTTAAAAGTTCGTATCGAAGAACTAGAATCGGCAATGCGAGAGATCTACGAAGTATATGCGGGCAGCGACGGTTTTATCCCTGAGACATGCGCGGAAGGCTATCAACAGCAGTTGATAAAAGAGATGGTTGAAATCGCCGCTAAACATATGAGGAAGAAATGAGCAAACTATTCATTCCGGCCTATTGGCCGTTCTTTAAGTCAGGCGAACTACGCCGCTTTGACTACACCGCGCCGGATACGCCGTCGTTCACGTCTGTGTTTAGCTACGACAAAGGCAGCGATAGTATGTTGTATAACAACTACGACAGCGCAGGCACATGGTTGAACAAATGGTATTATCGTTACAACCCTGGCTTTGGCGTTGCGGAATGGCGCGACGACTATCCGAACAATAAGAAGGTAGTGCTCAACCCGCCTATTGGCTGGGGTGAATTTCAGGACGTTGGGTCTGATTACATCAACTATCCTAAGTTCGACTTCTTTAAATGCTGGCCGCCAGCGACGAGTAATGGCGTGCAGATCGTGCATTTCGAAGAGCACATCTCACAGATCAATGTGCTTGGCGTCTATTATCAAGACGTGATTAAGTTCACTTACTTGCAAAATTGGAACGGCAAGCCAGCCACAGGCGCGCGTTACTGGATGGCGCTTGGTGTTGGCCCGATCAAGACGCAGTTCTTAACGCAAGACGCGAAAGATCCAACAAAGATAGAGGAGTCAGTCGTATGGGACGCGAAGATAACGAAGGTCGGTTAAAGCATATCATACGAGATGCAGGGCTAACTAATCAAGAACTTGCGAAGAAAATTGGGTGTCAAGCTGTAGAAATTTGGCGGCTTGCGGCAGGGCCTGACGCAGGCGGTCGGAAAATGACACCAGAATGGGCTATTAAGATTGCGCCGCATGTAGGTGTTACGCCGCAAGAATTAGTATTTGGCGTAGATACAACTGATAGTAGTTTGCAGATAAAAATTCTGCGAAGAGAAAATGAGAAATTAAGAAAGATTATAGTAGATCTGATTAACTAACCTAAAGAGAATTGTGATGGATAAAGAAGCACGACTAAAGCAACTGATGGGCGACTTACTGTTCACCATTAAAGAATATTCAGAGAAAAATGAGAGGCCAGATGAAATACTTTTTGTGCTCGACCGTATTACTGACGCTTATCGCACAGCCTTCGAAAGCACAGGAAGTGGAGACGACACAGCGCTTCACTGAGATGAACTACGGCGAACAGACTTTCATCTACGACCGCAACGGGCGCATGGTCGCTGCGGGCGTAGGTGATGAATATGGCATGTATTACAGCAACCGTTACGGCCAGACTATCGGCACAAGATATAACGCAGGGGAATGACGATGGCGAAAATAGGATATGACACTACGGGGCGCGTTCGTGAAGCCGCCCAAACTATTCAAGACGCATGTAATAAGTTTGTTCTTAAACATAGAGACACTGACGCAGTTATCCAAAACATATGGGCACTAGCGCAGGTTCTGGGTTGGAATTTAGCGGTAAATAAACCCCCACCGGATGTTCTTGACGAACTCTTAAAACGTATAAGAGCTTGCGCTGAGTTATCTGAAGATGAAATTGAAACCTTTGATGTGACCAATACCTTACAATGATCTGGCTTGACTTTGAAACACGCAGCGAGTGCGATCTGACGACGGCGGGCGTATATAACTACGCTCGCCATCCAACGACGCAGATATTGTGCATGGCCTTTGCATTTAACAACGATAGCGTCAACGTCACAACTAACGTGTCGGAGATGCGTAAGATAATATCTGAGGCGCATGACCAACAGATCCGCGCACATAACGCCGCGTTCGAGCGGCTTATTATCACGCATGTGCTCGGCATACCAATGGTTATAGATCGTTTCTACTGCACCGCTGCACAAGCACGCGCTAACTGTATGCCAGGATCGCTTGAAGATGTCGGTCGCTTCATGGGCGCGACGATGCGTAAGGATCACAAGGGCGCTGCGCTTGTTAAGAAGCTCTGCACACCGCCGTTCAAAGGCACCGCTGAAGATCTTGAAGGATTGATTAGTTATTGCGCGCAAGACGTTCGCGCCATGCGTGACTTCAGCCTACGCATCGAACCGTTGAGCGAAGAACAGCTTACAGATTACCATGTCAACGAGCGCATCAACGACAGAGGCGTGCGCGTCGATGTCGGACTATGCAAAGCCGCGCTGGCGTATTCTGAGATTGAGGTTGTTGATATTCAAAAGCGCGTGACTGAGATTACGAAAGGCGCGATCACATCAGTCCGCAGTCCTAAGATGCGCGAGTGGGTGTTAGCGCGGTTGGGGCCGGACGCATTAAAGCTGGCTGTCAAGAACGATAAGCCGTCTATCGACAAGAGCGTGCGGGCCGCGCTGTTGTCAATAGACGACCGCGATCAAGTGCCAGCCGATGTTGTCGAGGTTATCCAAGCCGCTGATGATATGTGGGCGTCGTCTGTCGCTAAGTTCAAACGCCTCGAACAACTCGCGGGTGATGACAATCGTGTGCGCGGCGCGTTTGTATTTGCGGGTGGCAGCGCAACAGGTAGAGCGTCATCATACGGGGCGCAAGTGCATAACTTCGCACGTAAGTGTGCAGACAAACCCGACTCGGTTCGTCAAGATATGGTGCGTCGTAAACCGATAGTGCCTATACATGGTAAGCGCGTCACTGATGTGCTCAAGGGAATGTTACGCCCTGCGTTAATACCAGCCACTAACAAAAAGTTTGTTGTAGCAGATTGGGCGTCTATTGAAGCCCGTATAACTCCGTGGTTGTCCAATAACGGTCAAGCCAAACTAACTTTGTTTGAGACGGGCGCTGATGTTTATAAAGTAAACGCCGCTAAAACATTTAATATCGAAGTAGATCAAGTAACAAAAGATCAGCGACAAATCGGTAAAGTTCAAGAGCTTGCGTGTGGTTTCGCTGGCGGTATCGGCGCGTTCGCTGCGATGGGGCGCATCTACGGTATTGATTTACCTGAGAATGAAGCGAACAAGATGGTCAAAGGCTGGCGCAGAGCAAATGATTGGGCCGCTGAGTTCTGGTCTGCGCTAGAAGTTGCATACATTGACGCAATGCGAACTGAGAATAAAGAGTTCAAGGCTGGCCGCGTAAAATACTTGCGGCAAAACAGACACCTTTGGTATATTCTCCCTTCGGGCCGGATGCTTTGCTATCCGTATGCCGAATTTAATGCCGCAAAAGAAGAGGTGACATACGCAAAAGCGTCTTTCAAGCCCAGCGCCGATGCTAAACAATGGCCGCGCGCGAGGTTATGGAAAGGACTAGCTTGTGAAAATATTACACAAGCTACCGCAGCAGATATTTTACGTCATGCTTTACGCTGCCTTGATAACGAAGGTTTTGATACTGTTCTACACGTTCACGATGAAATTGTTATTGAGACAGATAATCCAGACAAAGCACAAAAAGCATTAGAAAGAATAATGAAAACGCCGCCAGCGTGGGCGGAAGGTTTACCTTTAGACATAGAAGTTTCCGTTATGGGGCGGTATGGCAAATGACTTTCGTTGATTTTCTTAAAAGCCTTGCATTTGATGGCGAGACAGCACTGTTTGTTAAACAAGTATTAAAGAAGCGTGACGGTCAGATTTATTATTTCCCTGACGGAACGCCCGATTCAACTTATCCTGCTTACTTACCAGATCAAGCGCGCATACGCGAAGGCGATGCGTGGTATGGTAACACAGGCTGCTACATATTAGAGCGTTTTACTGACGGTAAAGTTAGCGCGTCAGCCGCTAATTGTGATTACGTTCTTGTTATGATGTTAGATGATATTGGATCGTTGAAAGATTACGGTCAACTAAAGATACCGCCGTTAGAACCTACGTGGAAGATGGAAACAAGCGAAGGTTCTATTCAGTGGGGCTATGCTTTTAATCCAGATAATCAGCCAACAACGAATGAATTCAGCGCAGCGATCAACGCCATAGCTGACGCGCTCTACACCGACAAGGGCGCGGTCAATCCCGTGCGTAACTTTCGTCTCCCTGGCAGCGTAAACTTTAAACGCGGGCGTAACAACTTTGCCGCTAAGTTGCTTGAGTTTCACCCAGACCGTTTGTTCTCGCTCGATCAGATTTGCACCGCTCTTGATGTAACGCCAGGAGAGGCGAACACAGCGCGCGGGCACCACATACGCATTAAAGATACTGGCGGTGATAATGTAACAGCATGGCTGAACGAGAACAATCTTATCTTATCCAGCAACAACAATGAAGGCTGGCGCAGCGTCATCTGTCCTAATCATGCAGAGCATAGCGAAGGATTAGAAGGCCGCTATCAGTCATCGACTAGATCATATTTCTGTTTTCACGGACATTGCAGAGACAAGATCGACAGCAATTATTTTTTAAAATGGGTTGCTGACAATGGTGGGCCGCAAGAGAAGCAAGGTTTGCGGAGTGAACTGCTAACAGATCTTGGTAAGAAGGTGCGCGCTAACATAGAACCAACTGCGGCGTTTCCAGATGATGCGAAAGCGCGTCAGACTGAAGCTGACATATTAACTGCAAAAGTAGAAGATCGCGGTAAATGGTTTAAAGAATGGGCCTATGTTGTAACTGATGATGGTTATTTTAATTTAGTTAATCGTCGTGAGGTGTCGCGCGCGTCTTTTAATGCAATCTTTCGTGGCACTAAATGCGTGTCGATACATACTAATCGTCGCATCGAAGCGTCAACATACTTTGATGAAAACCGTGAGGCGTCAGGAGGCGAACTTGTCAATGAGATTACTTACGCAGCGGGTGAGAAGGCGCTTGTTACGCGCGATGGTCTTATCTATGGCAATAAATGGATTGACGCGCGCCCAGAGATTACACACTCAACAACAAGCATAGATCGTTGGCTGAAGCATTGTGAGACACTTGTGCCAACAGACTTTGAACGCGAGCACATCTTTGACATGATGGCGTTCAAGTTGCAACATCCAGAGCTTAAAATTAATCATGCGGTGTTGCATGGCGGCGATGAAGGCGCTGGCAAGGATCTTATGTGGGCACCGTTTATATGGAGCATCTGCGGCCCGTTCCAGCGCAACTATGGCCTGATTAAAAACGAGCTGATAAACAATCAGTGGGGCTATCTTTTAGAAAGCGAGATCGTTGTTCTTAACGAGCTGAAGGAAGGCGAGGCCGTTGAGCGCCGCGCGCTGGCTAACCAACTTAAGCCGCTTATCGCTGCGCCGCCGGATCTTATCTCTATCAACCGTAAGGGCTTGCATCCGTATTATATGCTCAACCGTCTATTTGTGCTGGCGTTCACCAACCATCGCTTACCGATCACGCTTGAGTCGTCCGACCGTCGCTGGTTCTGTGTGTGGTCAACGTCGCCGCGTATGAATAGTGAGGACGGCGCGGAGATGGCCGCTTGGTATCAGAAGGAAGGTTTCAACGCTATCGCTGGCTGGCTGCATGATCGCGATGTGTCTAAGTTCAATCCTGGCATGTTCCCGCCTCTGACAGACTACAAGCGTTCGCTGATCGAGAGCGGCATGTCCATCGCTGAGAGTTACATCTTAGACGCTATCAATAACCAGAAGCACCCGTTTACGCGCCGCGTTATCGGTAGCCCATTCCATAAGATATGCCAAGAGTTATCCAAGGATGATGACGCGCCGTTTACCAAGATGAAGATCCCGCCAGCGGCGCTATTTCAGGCGCTCAAAGAGGCCAAATGGATTGACTGTGGTTCTGTTGGCACAAAAGAGCATCAGACCAAGAAACACATGTTCTGCGCGCCTGAGATGTTGATTAAGTATAATAAATCTCAATTGCGTAACATGCTCGAAAATACGGTGAAGACAGATGTCAAGACTGAAGATAACAATGTTGTGCATATTGATAAGTCTAAGCCTAAGTGGATGTGAGTTGACGAAGATCGTCTATCACACCTGCAAGGAAGGGCTATGCCGTTGACATTTATGAGAAACGGTGTGATCATGGTCTGACCCTTATGGAGGGTTAGCTCATGTTCGCCTTTGCATTACTGCAAGAATTTTTATTTTTGTTGTTTCGTCAACCTCGGCCAGCGCCTCTTCGAGCGCCAAGCGAAGGCGGTTGCTTTCGTCCACGGCGGCGGTGATCGTCCATTGTGAGCGTTGCCTAGCTTCCTCATATCCTTTAAGATAAGCGCCGCTAACTTCCTGCTGAAGGGCTTTTAGCCGCCTTTCGTATTCGGTGTTTGTCATGGCTGACCTAATGGGTTTAATCGAAGCGGATCCTAACGCTCCCGCGGTTCCGCTATCGCAGCGGCAACTTAGCCCGCGCATTAGAAACTCATTAGCGCGGCTTAAGAGCACATTATACAACGATCCCACCGCTTATGAATATATGCGCGACCGTATGACGAATAACCTCGCTAACATTATGGCGGGTTATAATGACTATATGCAGCCGCCTCCTATACACTATCAAGCGCAGCCGTTCTATGGCGATCTATCACAGGCGCAGATCCCGCCATCTCCCGGCTATCCTTACGATGAAACAGACGAATATTTGTTCGGCAAGTCTCGCATGGGGCCAGTTAATTACTTTAGGCCGCGCAACTATTACGGCCCGTAAGTATAAATACGTTAAAAAGAAACCCCACGCCGTGAGGCGCAGGGCCAAGTCTAGGGGAGGTCAACACGTCCCCTTTAATAGCAGATCCCAAGCCCGTCGTATAGCAGGGCCGGATCTATGAGTTGGTATGTATACATCATTTAAGCCCCAGTAGAACTTCGACTATTACTGTTATCAGCACCGCTAGAGCGCTTTGTTCTTTTGTATTGTGTGCCATTTAGTCTCGCCTCCCAACATTTAACGCCATAGATGATCGTGGAATGGTCGCGCTTGAATATGCGCGCTAGTTTCAGATAGCTTGAGTGTGTCTCATGCCTAGCTCGCCACATAGCTTTATGGCGAGCGATTGTATATTTGGGCTTGTTCTTGTGGGCGACGATGTCTGACGGGAAGATTAGAAATTCATCCGCCACTTCAGCAATGATCTCTCTTACAAACACGTCGCCTTCCCTCTCTGTGTCTTTATCCCACCATGCGGAGCGCATCTTGGAGTTCCACTTTCTCTTTTATGACTTTGATACGCGACGCAATGCTGCCCGGTAGTTGGTTCATTGCTTCGCCTATTTGCTGGTTTGTCAGCCCTTGCTGGCGCATATCCCAGATGCGCTGCTCATAGGGCGTTAGTGCTGCTGGGTCTTTAAGATGTCTTTGCGGTTCTATTGTCATTTGGATATTCCCTTAGTTTTCTTAACTTCGCCATTGTTCTGAAGGTGCGCGACAGTCCGCTGCTCGCCGTTCCTTTATCGCCGGTTAGCGATTCGGTTTCTTTTAGCGCCGCGTCAATGGCGGCATACCACCCAGCGTCAAAGAATGATCTTTTCACGGGATCGTCAATTATTTTTGGATATTCGATCACGACCGCGCCCCTATCTCGCCTTCGATCAACTGGCGTCTAAAGTCATCGCACTCGTATTCCAGCATGACGCGCAAGGCGTCAGTATCGAGTCGATACAACATTTGCAAAAATTCATAATAGTCTTTCATCTTAGACATGGTTAGTAGTCCCTCTTATCTTCGCCAGCATCTTCAGCACAAGCCCCTAATAAATCATCACTGTCTATGAGCGCATCATGGATGAGCTTATAAAGCCAAAGGTCTTGTGAGAGGTTTAGTGCTGGCACGTCTTTCTTGTTGCTGTTTAACGTGATGGACGTAATATCAATATCAGTGATCCATGGCTCGAATATGCCAACATCGGGTTCCGCTGGCGCTATGTTATAGTCGACGTCAACTTCACCCGCCGCCATGACGGCATAGCCCTTGATTAGTTCAAGCTCATCAAAATAATACGTGAATTTCATTGGTTATTCTCCTCTATCCAGAACACATAGCGCCCAGCATTAACGGTTATTGATGCAGGTTTAACAGACTGTATGAAATGGATGGCGCGGTTATATTCATCGCCATCGTTTTCACCCACGTCCCAATCATCCACGAATTGATCGAGAATGTAGGTCAGATAATCCTGCGCCTCTTCAAACGTCTCGAAAGCCTCAGGGTCAGTTTCCGGCATGTAGCCCGGGTTGTTGTAGCCAGCTATCCACATGATTAAACCGCTCCGTAAACTGTGAAGCCTGCCTCGCGCAATGCGTTATCCCAATGCGCGCCGCTGTCCTTGCTTAAGGCATAGATAAAACCAGACAGCGATTTGATCGCATGGTTGCGCGTGTTCTCTTCATAGTCTGGGCGTGTGTATAATTTGTTTGCTGCATCAGCCAGAGCGGCGGTTTGCTTGTCATAGCCATAGCCGCCAGCAAAGCCTCGGATCATCTCTGTCCCCGTCCAGTGCACGTAGGCATAGACACGTCCTGCGCCATCGCGCGGGAATTTAAACGCGATGGTTGCGACAGGCTCGCCGTCTTTAAGAATGACGTGCGCGGCCACGTTAGAAAATGCTTTTCTGTGTTGGTCGTAAATATCAGCCATTGTCTTGTTCCCCTATGTGGATTTGTTACATAAAATCGCATTTAAATTGCGCGATCGCCTCGCGTTTGGTGTAGCCATAATATGTGCGCGTCACTAAATAGTTATCTATGAGCGCCGATATTTGCCATGCGCCATTGTGATTTAGTTTGATTGCTGTCATTTCACGCCTCATCGTTTGGATTGTCGAACAGATCGCCGCACGCTAACCAAAGTATGCGGGACTGATTTGCGTCGTGATCTGCCAAGTCATCGGCATTCCATGCGCCATACTCTTTAAGCTCAGACCGCAACAGCGCTGGGTCTATCGCGTCCAGTTGCGCGGCGATACGTGGCACTCGACGCAAGTCCGCGATGTCGCTGTCGCATGATCCTGAGTGATAGCCCATGTCAACGTCATCTTGTGTCAGTTGAAGCTCAATTCGTCCGCTTGATGTTGTGAACCACATGATCTTTTCCCCTGTGGATTTATTACACAAACTACCCTAAATTGTTATGTTGATTTGTTACGCGTAGCAAAAATATAGGACTGCAACAGCCATCAGCGGGACAAATAACGTCGCGGCGATGGTAAACACGATGGTTTCGATGATCTGAATGGTTCGCATGTGATTTGCTCCTCTGATGATTTGACTTTTTCACAATTCGCGTATCTTGTCAATAGATTTATTACAAAAGGTAAAAAGTAGGGTAAACAAAAGGTATAGGTTTGGGTAAGTTTTTAGGTTGTCAGCAACCCCTTGAATTGGCAGGGGATAATCCAGATTTAGGGTAGTTAGGGTAATACTAGACCTACAACCTTCGGAATATAAATGTAAACAGTAATAGTATATCAGATTAGTATTCTAACTTTTAATGAGGCGTATGAATATAAAAGGGCAAAAAAAAACTACCCTAAATTACCCGAACTGCCCTATCGCCCCCGCCGCGATGAAAACTACAAACTTCCCCAGGGAATTCCCTGTTTGCAATTGGTCGGAGCGATTTGTTTTTCGATTACCCGAACTACCCTACTTTAGTTTATGTAAACTTAGTTGACATTGGTTTACATTTGGTTTAGTTGACAATTGGGAGGGGGCCTGGGCCTTGCGTGGTCTGGGAATATCTACGCAGGGACTGCACAAACTTTTTTATTTTTTATTTTTGTGTGCTATAAAACTTTTTATGGCTTTCTATGCAGATGGTGGCTTTAG